TGCCAACCTTTTCAATGCGCTGCTTATACTTACTTGATTGAACACTATCTTATCTATAGTAAACCCGGAACTTACATTAACTGTAGTAAATCCACTCGCATAAGTAGATATAATATCATCTATAATTTCCTCAATCGTATCTCCCTCATAAGTCTTACTAACCAGTAATTTATCCATCTCCCATGTGTGATCAACACATTGGACACTATACAAAACGCCACCACCACCACTCTCTGCGCTTTCAGTAACCTTTATAATTTTACCAGCAAACACCGTAGTTCCTGCTGTATCTTTTATAATTACGTCATCGTTGAAAGCTGGTGTCGTGCTTCTGCTCCCATACTTTCTTATACTGAACGTTGCAGAGTCAACTAAATTCGTTAACTGTTGAGTTATTACAAGACTCTCTCTTATAACCTCATCTCTCTTTTCAACTGTATTTATTGTTAAAGAAATCATACTCTAAAAAGATAATTTAGTATTCAAACGTAGGCTATCCATAATTCTATTACCAACAATCTCTAGGTCTTGATCGCTATTTATATTGTTTCCAGTAACATTAACTGTTACGTTGTTACTCGCTTGTGGTGACATAACCCTTATGTTTGATGTTGGCAAACCACTACTAACGTTTATCCTGGCGCTATTCATAGCAGAATTAACTTCATTAACCTTTATGATAAGTTTATTCATTTCACCAATTTGACTATTAACACTAACTGCAACAGCGTTATCTCTGCCGTCTAACTCTGATTTTATACCAACAGTTATCTCTTTTTCCTTTTTAAGTAGCTCGTTCTTTTTAACTTCCTGCATCGCTATTTCATCTTCTGTTGCCTTTTGTTTGTCCTGCGATTGTTTTATAAACTCTAACTTCTCTTTCTGTATTAAAGAAATTGTCTGCTCAAATTCAGTCAATCTATTAAAATTATTTATTCTAGTAATCTCAGTTCCAAGCGATTCAACTATTTGATTCTTAGATCTAAGCGCCGCTTCTTCTTTTTTGATAGTATCCCTTAAACTATTTATTGTATTTTGGTCTTTATCTTTGTTAGCCTTAGCGAGTTCAGCGTTTAATTCTATGGTTAGATCTTTTATACGTTCCTGTTGATCAACCACTGCTTTAGCTTCTTGCTCTCTAAAGCTAATAAACTTTCTATTTCTCTCTGCTTCAATATTACCTATTTCCTTTCCTAGATCTTGAATCACTTTTAACACATCTTCCATTTCTTTCTTTGTGTCCTTTGCACTACTTCCAACTCCAGTCATAGCAGCAACACCAGCTTCTTCAAAACTAGCCGCACTGATCGCCGCATTTATAAAATCATCTGCAGTTGAATCAACCGACTCTCCCATTTCATCAGCTACACCTCTAGCTTGTCTTATTTTTCCCACTAATACAGAAATAGCTGTAACAAGTATTGCTATAGCAGATATAGATGCCATTATGGGGTTTGCATTTAGCCATATCAATGCCTTACCAAACAAACCAACAGCTAGTGTTATTCCACTAACCGCACCGGCTGCCATAAATAATGTTTTTGTTAGCTGGGGATTTAATTTTATCCACTCACCAACTTTAGTTACTATCGGTAATAAAGATGCTTGTATTCCCTCTATGATAGGCTTTAAGCTGTCACCCATAGCGGCTGATAGATTCTCTACTTCGGCGGCCATAATTCTCTGCGCATTAGCCATGCTATCACTTGTATTCGCAAAGTCATCCTGTGTTTTAGATGTACTTTTCATTAACAATGAATATCTAGCTTGTACCTTTTCTGCTTCTGACAATTCAGTTCCAACAGTACCGATACCCTCTGCTAGTGCATGGGCCGTAACTGCGGCTGCTGATAGATCAATACCATATCTTCTTAATGGCTCTGTTGACCCAGCAAGCCCCGACTGAAACAACGTAGCCGCCTGGGCTACGTCTATATTCATAACTGATGCAAAATCTGCTGCTCTGCCAGTTAAATCCGCCATAGTTTGCACAACGTCACCACCTTTACCAGCTACAGTTAAGGCGAAATTACTAAATTGAACAGATAGACTATTAAAATCTCTCATTGACAAACCAACCGTATGTGCTGCTGCTTCTCCTAGTTCTAGTATTCCTTTTGATGCTTCACCAAAAACAACGTTAACAGCGTTTATACTTTCGCCTAAATCACTAGCACTATTAATAGCTTTTCTAGCTCCAAGTCCAACCGCAGCAAACCCTATTGCTCCTGCGGTGGCCATAGTATTAAATCTCTTTTCATTCTTTTGTAGAGTAGAACCAAACTTAGACAACTGTTGTGACGCACCGTCTTTTAACTTTAGTAATATTTGTAGCGTTCTAGTGTCTGCCATGTTTTCTGTTCTTTAAGCTATTAGCTTTATTTTCGTTAGCCGACCTGGATTGTAAAGTATTTATAAACCAAGCTGGTTGTTCCATGTATTCGTGGTAAGTCCAATTCATTGACTCGCATATTTCAACGATCTGCATTTTCTCTGTCAAGGCGACTTCCTTACCCATAAAGGCCTTAAAATACAAATCGTCTAATCTTTTTTTTCTTCTGCACCCGGTAACAATGCAACTGCGTAATCGTCAACAATAGCAAAATCTTTGAACGGTACGTCTAGTATGGCTTCATATATCTTAGCTGGATCAACTTCTTCGTTAAACTTCTTGATTATTAATCCGTATGTTACTTTATCCTTTTCTTCATCACTAGCATTTACTAGCTCTAACATATCTCTCCTAGTCACATATTCAACTACTTGTAGTGTTGCCTTTGATAAAGGCAGTTTTAATTCTTTTAATGGTCTTTCCATGATTGTATAGTTAATATTTATTATCTAAACCCTCGCCCAAAAGAACGAGGGATATATATAATTTAAGCGCTAGGTGCTGTGGAGTATTCCTCTGTTAGATTTCTTAAAACTAATGTACTTTGCTCTCCATCAGTTTCGTTGTAGAAAGCCTTAAAGTCTATTGTTTCTGTAACCAGGTCATCATTTGCTCCCGATCTATCCCAACCTGTAATCTGTACTTTGTTCAATATAATGGTAATGGTCGGATTGTATATAGTACCAATGTCTTGACTGCCAGTTATCGTAATTGACATGTATTTAGCGTCATCACTCTCAAACAAGTCCTTAAAGGTATCATCGGCGTAATTTAACTCTAAACTGCCCTCAATGGCCATTTTAGCGTTATAGATGTCATCAGGGTTATAACTACCCAATACGAAATCATTTATTAAACCGGCATCAAACTTAATATTACCTGATTTAACTTTAGTGGCAGCAGCACCTGATAGGCCGCCCTCTGTATCTGATATTTTAACGACTATGTCTTTACCGATAGCATCGTATTCAGTGTCGTAACTAGGCGTATCTGAATTAGATCCCTCTGATGCTGCCATTAAATCAATAACTGCTTTTAAGTAGTCATCGGTTGCGAAACTTAAATCCAATGTACCTACCATGCCATTTGCTAAGGCAACTTGGTTTACACTTCCATCTTTCACATAAAGAGATAGAGCTGTGTGTTGTATAGCGTTCTCTAAACTAAAGCTGTGATCATAAACACTAGCGCCCACTTCACTACTACTCACTATTCCATACAAGTTGTATAGAAAATAACCAATAGCGTCATAGTGCATGATGCCATCAATGCTTCCTTGAAACCACTTCTTAGTCACACGTCTTTGGTCGCTATCTGCCAAATTGTTGTGCGAACTGCCGTCTTGTGCATGTTCTACCATAGACTTTAGATCGGCTGTAATTAATTTCAACCACTTTTCTGCTGCGGCTGGTGAAGTACCCCTTACGTTTTCTACGGATACCCCAACTTCTAAATTTCTTCCAATTATTTCTGTCATATAATTTCTTAGTTAATATTTGTACTTAATTTTATTTGTATATTAAACTCTGCAACTGCTTCTTCTCCTGCACTACTAGTTGATAAGATCCACCTACCACCTGTAATAGTCATCCATACTCTATGACCATCAATAGCAGATACGCTCCAATCATCAGCAAACTGTTCCAATACTGCATCAACTAGATCCGGCATTACTGTTTCATATAGATCTTCTTTGCTTATCTGATTGGCATTTACAACTGTCCATAACTTAAACGCATAGGTTCTAAAATCCTCAGCCGTTGATAACATCTCATTATCGAAATCATCAGGTACGAATATAGCTGCCGGGTATAAGTTGTCTAGCTTACTTGTTGGACCAACCTTAACCTGTTTTATATTAGAAACCGACTCTAACGTGGCTTTAATCTTTGCTATTAGTATTGTGTATATTGACTGTGTCATTTTGCTAAATCTTTAACTATTGCTTTAAGCATCTTATCTTGTTGTTTGGCTACAGCCAGTCTGTTCTTATTAAATACATACGTCATCCAGGGCCTACCTCTACTATCACCATCTCTACCATGAACGTAAACTGCATACGGAACTTCTGGGCTTGGAAATATTGCTGCCTGCCAGGGCTTGATCTCTGTTACATGTGTATCCCTCATGTGTCCTGTCGCTACTGGTGAACCACCGCCACCGCTACCAACTCTCCAGGGCTGTCTGATTATTCCCCTATTATAAAGTGATAATGCCTCTGTGAAGAAATCTGACAACGCTTCTTTGATAACTCTCGGATTACGCTTTATAGCTGCTTCAAATTCTTTTATTCCCTTTATCTGTATGTTGAATTGGTTTGACATATTATGTGTTTACATCTTGTTCTACAAATATCTCTAAATGTTGATTACCACTAGCGTCATCATAGTTCCTTGTATTGATAGACTGTATAGAGTATGAATTTCCATCGTATGTAATTTGATCTCCCGCCTTTACATCTTCATCAACTGCGCACCATATTCTCAGCGATCGTGTTAGATCTAAATTAAGGTTTTGTGCTAGTGCTGCTGTTAATTGCTGTATGTGTCCTAAAAAAGTACCCTCAGTAACATTAGCGCTACTCTCACCTGACCATGTAGCTCTCTTGACTGTAAATGTTTTTGTAAAAAATCTTTCAATTCCCATTATATTAGAAACTTAACATAGCTATTTAATATATCCTGAGCTTTCTTAAAGTCTGCCCAGCCATCTTTATCTGCGTATGAAACACTATACTCACCAATCTTTTCAGATTTAACACCACCCATAGCTCCGCCCACTCCATACATATACATACCGGATACCATTACTGTGGCCGCAAAACTTACATCTGCTGGTACTAATTCCGAATATCCCCACTTAGCTGTAATTCTTTGATTAGCATGTCCTGCCAACCAGGTAGAACTTCTTAATGCTAGTTTCTTGATAGGGTATCCATCTGCTTCATAATTGGTTGGTAGTTTTAAGTATCCAGTATTATTAGTTTCCTGAACAAATGCCTCTACTTCTGCGAAACTATCACCCCATGAATTACTACCTTTCTCTACTTTCGTTATTTCTATGCAGTCATCAATCAGTATTAAGTCACTGCCACAACCATCAAACAGCTTTGCACTAGCTGCACTATCTGCTACAAAGTTACGGCCAGTTATCTTATCTATATATTTCTCTGCTGCTAATATTAAATCAGCTACATCGGCCTGAATTAAGCTCTTGCCGGTATATTGATTTACTTTTGCTAATGTTGTATATCCTTTAGCTGCCATGTTTTTGTAATATTAAATGATTATTCATTTGTGTGTTTTTTGCTACAGTCTTATCCGGCACGTCATTATACGCTACTAACTTTAAGGCACGGTCACTTAAATACCTGTTGCTCTTAACTTTCTCCCCCGTCTGTTTGTTTATGTAGATAAACTTTTTCATATTTAGTGCTTATAGAAAAGGGCAGGACTTCTGCCCTTTTTATATAAATCTTAAATAGATCTATGCTGAAGCAGCAGCAGTCTTTAAGATTGTGATTGGCTTGTCCAAAGTCGTAATGATTTGAACCCAACCTACTCTCTCAATCCAACGTACAGCTTGTCTGTCTGACATCAATAAGTTCAAGTCGGCACTGTCAGCTACGTTCCTTACAGAACCGCTTTCATATCTTGAAACTCTTAATCCGCCTTTATAACCAAACAATGCACCTTGCTTTAGGTCGCCAAAGATTACAAACGCTGTAGCTGCAGCCGTAGCTGATGCTTTAGGCATAACCTCTGTGAACACTATTGGGTAGCCCCATAATGTTGCCGGACCATTTTCGCTTGGCTTTTGGTAAATATACTCATTAGTAGTGGTCTTTAATGTTCTAACTAATGACATAACAGTTCTATTCATATAGAACTTACCGTTTGCTAATGCTCCCTCTGGTGTAGCGTCAACCATATCTAGGAAGTCATCTGCTGTAATACTTGCGAAAGTACTACCTGACATAGTAACAATGTTTACAGTTGAGCTTAACTCCAATATACCTGTAAATACTGTACCATCTCCTGTGAAAAATTCTTCATCTTCTTCACGTGAAAATGCTTGTGCAACTCGTCTTGCAACGAAATCAAACAAATCAATTTCCTCATCTTCTAACAACTCGTTAGTCATACTTACTATGACAGCCAATTTCTTTAACTCTAATGTGTTTTGGCCTAACACAACCTGGTTGGATGAAATATCACCAGCTTCATCTACCCAATAAACTACAATGTCTGTTACCAGTTCATTTAGCTTATAACTATTCTTAGATAGTTGAATTGACATAAACTCTCTACGAGCAACACCATATTCAGTCATCATAGAACGTACCTCTGCTGATAGCTCACTATCAACCGTATAACCAGCGTAAGGACTACCAGTAGCATCAGTTGTCATTTCTTTCAACTTGATGTCGTTACCTGCTAATACTTCCTTAGAAATATTACGGATATACTCATTCATCCCAACCCTCTTAGTTTTAGCAGCGTCATTGTAAAGTGACATACGCTTCTCAGCATTAGCCTCTAAAGTTTTAACGTGCTTATCTATACTATTCTCTACTGATTCCTTAATCTCCTTAACTTTACCCTCTAACATATTGCCAATCATCTTAGCAACTTCTGCTTCATCTTCCTTAGCATCTTCCTTTGGCTTTGGATCTTCTTCAGGTAATTCATCTACTTTAGCGGCATCATCCGCTAGAGCCTCTTTTTCTTCTTCTTTTTCTAACTCATCTACTGACTTTACAAAAGCTGCCTTTTCCTCTGCAGTTGCAAAACCTTTAGCTAGTAAAAGTTTTATCATTTTCATTATCTCTAACATATTGTCTATTCTCCTTTTAACTTTAATAAGGACTTTACCGACCTGTTGATGAGTTTTATACTTTCAGCTTTTCTTACGCTACTAGAACCTTGCAGGTCACTAGTTGCTTCGCTGACAATACTTATAGCATCGCCTATCCTCTTTAATCCATTAATTCTTTTTTCCATTGTCATCTCAACTGCCGATCTGATCAATAACATCTTTCCTGCTTTCTTATCTATAGTGCTAACCGCTTCCTTAACATCCTTAGCTTCATTAGTCACGGCGCCATCAACACTTTTATTCTTATTAGACATCAACCATTTCTTTGTATCGTCTGTAGTCCAACCGTCTGCTTTAGGAAAGAATAACATTTGAACGTAACCCTTACCCGGCTCACCTAGCTTCAAAGTACCTACAGTAGCTTCAATTTTAGGGAACTCTGTCTTTAGCACTATACGACTGAGAGTGCCAAACTCATCTATATCTCTAACCTTATATCTTACATACTCGTTGGTTTCATCCCAACGCTCAAACTCTTTTTTGACAACTTCATTTCCGGCAGGTTTTCCATCCTTATCTGCTTTTTTAACTTTCTTCCGTTTACCTTTACCATTGTCGCTTTTCTTGCTTTTTTTC